GATGTAGCGTGGGGGTTTCCTGATGTTCAGCGTCTGGCCGAGGACCGTGCCGCCGAAATCAAATTCGCTGGAATACTCGCCGTTGATGCGCTGCATCACCTTGTCGGTGTTCTCGAGCACATCCAACGCTTCGAACGTGACGATGTCATTCGTGAGGAACGTATTCGCCATGAGGCGGCCCTACTCTTATCGACGCGCTTTCCGTTCGGCCTCCCGGCGCGCTTTATAGGCGGCGTAATCGCCTTTGTGCGCGGCTTCGGCTGACGGTGTCGGCGTCGTTGGGCTACCGGACCCCACTGGCTGAATTGGGGCAGGCGGCGTAATCGTTCCGGCGGTCGGCGTCGAGGCCAGCGGTGCGGCGCCGTTCGTCGGTGCGAGCGTCGAAAGAATCATCCCGAAGTCAATCGGATTCGCCTGCGCGAGCCGTTGAGCCAGGGCGCCATCTTTCACGATCGCGTATTGCACATGCTCACTCGCGGGATGCTGCAAGATGGCCTGAATCTTCGCGTGATCCATCGGCACTTGCGAGCCCGGCCCGGTGGTGCGCATCGCATCGAAGTCCGCGTAAACTTTCCGGCCTTTTGCCCATGTGCTTTCGGCGTGGCTCAGAAAGTCGCGAGAGGCCCGATCCGCTTCGATGCTCTGACGGATGCGGGCGTCGATGTCGGACTGCTGCGATTCAGCAACCCAACGCGCGGAGTCTACCACAAATTCCGCGTAGGTTTTATATTTCGTGCCAATTTCATCTTCGGACGGCTGCGTCCGACCCGTGGAAAGGTGCCCCGAGTCTCCCCGTTCGGGGCCAGACGGTGAAGGCGGCGCGGGTGCGGAGGGGACCGACACCGGCACCGCAGGAGCGGGCGCAGACTTCGCGCGGAGTTCCGTGAGTTCCCGTTCGAACGTGGCCGCTTTCGCTTCCGCATCTTTGCGGGCTTTCGTCAGTTCGGCAAAGCGTGCTTGTCCTCGCGTGGCGGGCTTCGGCGTCTCCGTCGGCGTGGATGGCTCTGGTGGAGCTTCGACGGGTGCAGGTTCGTGGCGCTCCATCACGTCCGCCAGCGCTTCACTCGTCGTGCCGACCCCGCTCAGGGTGCGGCCATCGGAGGATTCGTGCGTGCTGATGGCGTGCGGGTCAATCGTGGCGGGTTCGGACATCGACTAGCCTTTCTTCGGGTGCAGATACGCGCCGAGGTTCTTGTGGGGATGGCCCCCAGCCTTCGCCACGTGCGCCGGCTTGCCCTTCATACTGCCCACCGCAAAATCGTGGAGTTGCTGATGCGTCATGGAGCTTCGAACCTTTTTCGCCATCGGGAAGGTCGCGCCGTGCTCCGCGGCCGCCATCAGCCGCTGTTGACTCCGTGATTTGCTAGGCATGATTACCTCGTAATGTTGATCGGACAGAGCGCGTAACTCTTCACCGTAATGGCCGCACGCCCAGACGGGCACTGATAGAAACAGATCTTGTTTTGCCCATCTGTTTTCTCGCCGTCTGCCGTGCAGAATTCCCCACCCGCCGCGGCCAGTCCCAGACTCATCGCCAAGGCCACTAACGCCGCCATCCCAAGCGTCCGCTTCATCGGTCGCCTCCTGTCATCGGGCTGGATGGGTCCAAGAGAGCCTGACTCCCGGCCGGGGCAGCCGAGTTCCCAGCAGCACTCATCTCGGTGGACCATCCAGCACGGCTCGTAGTAGACTCTCGCCCCATGATTGAACTACTCCTCGTCCTCGTCATCTGCGGCGTTGCCCTGTATCTCGTCGAGCAATACATCCCCATGTCCCCGCCCATCAAGGTCGTCATCCGGGTGGTCGTCGTCCTGCTCCTCGTGCTCGTCCTGCTCCGCGCCTTCGGCATTGGCGACGTGCCCGTGCCCCGCCTCCGGTAAGTCGTCCTTCGGCCACGTCGTGACGACGCGCCCATCGAGTTCCCGCCATCCGCTCGCCTGATACCGCAATACCTCTTCGTGTTCAGCCAGCACGGCTTCAGGACTGCGCCCGATACAGCGCATCCCTGGGCTCAGTTCCATGTAGAGCCGCGTGCGCCACAAGTCGCCCAGTGTGATCGGCTTCAGGATGATCGGATGTTCTTGTCTCATTTGCCATCTCGCAAGAGTTCAAGCTTCGCGTCAATCTCGCGGATGTCGCTGGCCGCATCCTGCACGGCGTGCCAATCCCCCGCCTCTAGCTTGATTTGGCAATAGGCCACGAGGCCGACCTTGCGGCGCTCCAGTTCCATGAGTAAGCGGTCAGGAGGCGCGGCGGGCTTGAGGGTCACAGAATCCAGCGGAGAATAGTGCGCCGATCCGGTCCATGTATTGCTCATTCGCCTGCTCCATTCGGCTGCGCCTGCGCGGCCGCTTCTTGCGCTTGCTTCGCCATCTCCGCTTGATGCGCCTGATCCGCTTCCTGCGATTGCTGCCCAATCACGGCCTGTTGAGATCCCTGCTCCAAGGACTGCTGATGATCCTGCGCCGACTGCTCGAGCGCGTGCTGATGGTCCATCGCCGCCATGCCGACCTCGTGCGCCATCTGTAACCCCGTGGCGAGCCGTTCTTCGGCCGCTTCGGCCGCCGGGTCCATCTGCGTCTTCGCCGCACTAATCCGCGCCACGGCAATCTTCGTGGCGTTGTCCATCTCCGCAATCTTCAGCTTCGTGGCCATATCGGCCTGTGACGACTGCAAATCGCTCTGCGCCTTGATCTGCGTGGCTTGGATATGGCCCTGCTGCTCCGCCTGCTTCGTCTGGATGAACTGCTGCGCCTTCTGGAGTTCCGCCTGCATCTGCTGCATCTGCGCTTGCACGGCCGGCGGAATCTGCGACTGCTGGTCGTTCTTGTCCTGCAACTGCGGCGGTAACGCGTTCCGCAACTTCTCCGCAATTTTGTGCGAGCCGGGAAACGACAACTGCTCGACATAATCCGGCGTGGCCACGGCGGCCATTTCCGGCGGCAGATGCGGAATCAATTCGCCCAGCGCCATCGCGCCCTCTTCCCGCTTCGTCGCCGTCGCCTTGCCGACGCTCACCGTGACGGCATAGCGCCCGTTGTTCAAGTCGTAGAACTTGTGCAGGCCGTTGCTCATCGCCGCCAGTTCTGGCGTCACCTCAGGCGGTGAGGCTTGCGGGGCACCGGTCTGCGGATGCTCCTGATACGGCTGGCCGACCATCACCTGTTCGGGCTCGTCGTCCATCCCGAGGATGTGAATAATTTGCCCCTTCTGCGTAATCTTCGGGATAATCTCCACGGCGAGTTCGCCAGCGTAAATCAGCGCCCGCTTCACGTTGTCGGGATAGTTGCTGTTCGCGAGGTCTGATTGCGCCTGCAATGCCTGCAGTGCACGTCCGCTGCGCTCATTCGGGTTCGTGTTCCCGAGGCTCGCATCGCCCGTGCTCGTCGTCGCCTTGATGGCGTCTTCGGATACCCGCATCAGTTCCACAGCAGCCTGAATCGGTGGCTCCGTCGTGTCGAGCATCGGCTTCGGGTATTCCTTGCCGTCTTGGTCCCACGGGTCATAGGGCAGATAGGCGTGATTGATGGTATTGCGCGTCTGCCAGATGTTCTTGTAGTTCGCGACGGCTGGGCCGGCGACAATCGGCGCGTTCTTTGGCGCGAGCGCAAAGATTTCCACCGCGCCGCTATACGTGTAGTTCACCATCCGCTGCGCGTCCATGCCTTCTTCGATGACGCCGCGCAGCCAGACTTTCCCGTCCACGTTCAGTTCTTCGCCCAGCACCGGAATCAGCGGGATGCGCGAACCAGCCCAATCGAACGACTGCAGCGATTGCACGGCGTTGATGATGTCGCACTTGACCGACGGCACTTGCATCACGCGCTCGGCCTTGATCTGCTCCTTGTCGGCGGGCGGCTGTTCCACGATGCTGCCGTCTTGCAACTGATACAGATGCCGCTTGGTATAGACGATGCGGTAATACTCAGCCACGCGCACGGCTTCCGCGCTGACCCACGATTTCCACGAACTGGTATCGCCCGTCGCCGTGAACGTCTCGAGGTCGCGGATGTCCGCCTTCGGCCATTTGCGCTTGTGTTCTTCGCGGCTGATGTCTTCCGTGACCAGCATCCACTGCGCATCGGAGCGCGTCGGCCGCATCGCAGACGGATCGCAATACACCGTCAGGTTGTTCGTGATGCGCTCCAGAAACAGCGCCTG